GCTTACAGCTTTGCGTATGCTCTCTGATCATCCAGAGTTACTTAAGCACTCTGTCGGTAGCTCAGGATATGTAGGTGAGCTAGAAGAGCGTGGCCTCTTAGATAAGCTAACTAAGCAGCCTAAGCTATCTGCACTTAAACAGTATGTAGATGACTTTTTAGATCAAAATGATGACAACAAAGTTGTTATCTTTACAAGCTATGTACACATGGTCTGGTTGATCATGGAACATCTAGGATATATGTCGGCAAAATACACTGGAGAGATGGATGCAAAACAAAAAGAAGAATCTAAAGTTTGGTTCCAAACAGATCCGGACTGTCGTATTCTGGTCAGCTCTGATGCTGGGGGCTATGGTGTTGATTTACCGCAAGCTAATCTTCTTATTAACTACGACCTTCCATGGAATGCCGGACTCGCACTTCAACGTAATGGACGAATCCGAAGAGCATCCAGCACATGGCCCTCAATCGTAATACAAGACTTTCTAATGGGCGGCTCTATTGAGGAACGCCAACATGCCATGCTGGTACAGAAGATGTCAGTGGCTAATGCTATTGTTGATGGCGAGGGCATCAATACAGAGGGTGGGGTTAACCTTACAGTAGGCACACTTAGGGCTTTCTTAGAGACAGTTTCGGTCTAAAATAATGGTATGCCTAACGCACCTAAGACCCCGACTCGCACCATCCGTGTCTCTACTGAGCTCTGGACTGCTGTGAAGGATAAGGCTGCCATCGAAGAACGTACCGTTACAGACGTAATTATTGAGGCTCTTAAGGCATACGTAGGCGATTTGCATTCCTAGGATTTTGCCTATAGAATAATAACAGGGGGTAAAACATATGCCAAATGTTATTGAACGAGAAGATCCAAGCACACCTAATACCTTTATGACTAAGGTAGTTAGCTATATAACTTTAAAACGTCGCATTGACGACATGACCAAGGAATCGTCTGAGATTAAATCAGACCTTTCTGACCTCGTGGACACCGAGGGCGAACCAGATGAAAATGGCCATCTGTGGCTACGACTCCCAGAATCTGTGGACGGCATTACAGCCCTGCAGAGGCAGCGTAGAGTGTCCCAATCTTTAGATGAAGACGCAGCAGAAAAGCTTCTCAAAGAGAAGGGTCTCTTTGATCGCTGCTATGTAATGCAACCAGTCCTTAAAGAGGATGAGGTTATGGCATGTCTTTATGAAGGTTTGATCACAGAAGAAGAAGTTGACGCAATGTTCCCTAAGAAAGTGACATGGGCGTTTCTTACAAGTAAGGCGTAAACATGAGCGATAAGGTTGAGGATTTCTTCTCAAGCATGGATGATTACTATCCAGGCTCGAAGAGGAAGCGTAGACCTGTTGATCCAAATGTTAAGGTCATAAAGAAAGAAGAAGGTTCCTGGGATGCAAGTCCACAGGTTAAAACTCTACCAAATGGAAAGACGGTAGAACTTTACAGTGTCGGGTCATTGTGCCAAGCACTGGGAAGACCGGTAGTAACAGTAAGACTTTGGGAACGTAAAGGATATATTCCTCGTGCACCTTATCGTCTTAAGTCAATGGTAGTAGATGGAGTAAAGAAGCCAGGATGGCGGATGTATTCCAAAGCTATGATTGAGTCTACTATCAAAAGCTTTACCTCTCGTGGTCTCATTGGGGCACCGAGAGTTGATTGGAATCGTTATCCAGATCTTGCTATTGAATTAGCAGAGTCTTGGAAAACAATTCACGATCAAGAAACAAATTAACCACCTAGCGCAAAGACCCCTGGGTCTCAGCTATCAGCCAACTACCTAAGGAGACGCCGTGAGCGTATCACTCAAAGCAACAAAGGCACCAAACGTTGACTCTTACACAGCAACGACACCAAACCAAGAAGAGTTAGAAGAACTCTTTACACCTGAAGATGAGAACGAAGTTCCTGAACACTCATCTGTTATTCAATCAGGCTGGGGCGCAGCTAAGAAAGCTGTAGCTAAGTCAACAAAAACCTTCGCCACAGATTTCCGTTTTGACGAAGATGTGCAGCTTATCAAGTTCATCTCAGATGAACCAATGGTATTCATGCAGCACTGGATCAACCGTCCAGGTAAGAAGTCCTTCATCAGTATTGGTGAGGACGATCCACTAATCGCAGTAGGCAGCAAGCCTGATCAAAAGTTTGCTTTTACTGTGCTTAATCTCTCGGATGAAGATCCACAATTGCAACTTATGATTGTCGGGGTTCGTCTATGCGGTCAGCTTGAGAAGCTTACTTCAAATGCGAAGACAGGCCCACTCAATCGTCCTGACCTATATTGGGCAGTAAGTAAGACTGGGCAGGGAACCAAGACTTCTTACTCCATCGTTCCTGTAAAGGAACGTGACCTCGCTGAGGAATGGGAAATTGATCCTATTGCTGCTGCTGAGCTTATCAAGACAATGAAGCCACTTGGACCAGATGCTCTCCACACATCCACGAAGGCTGAACTTGCTGAGATTGCTCGTGAAATCGCAGCTAGCAACTAGTCAAACCCATTAACGTCGGAGGGCCCGGTCTACCTCCTTTCTCACGGGCCCTCTGACATCTTACAGAGGAGAGCAATGAATATTATTACTACGGAAGATCAGCTAACTGATCTTGTTGACTACTATAGTCAGCAGGATGCTTTTGTATTTGACGTTGAAACTGTGGGCGACCACAGAGGAGATCCACGCCAAAACATTGTCACCTGGATTGCGTTAGCTACTACCGGTCGTGTAGACGTTATACCTATGGGCCACCCAAATGGTGATTACGTCCGCACAGAATATCCATTGCTTCCCTCTGCACAAGATCGTATTATCAAGGGCCTACCTATCCGCCCATCTGACTACAGCAAGGATGAGCGTAAGGCTACAAAGATCTTTACAGAAGCCCCAGAGCAATTAACTCCTGGAGAAGTATTCAAGGGCTTAAAGCCTTTGTTCTTTAGTGACATGACTAAGATCGGTCACAACTTAAAGTTTGATTTACAGAGCGTAACTAAGTATCTAGGTGAGCTTCCTGCTCAGCCATTTGCTTGTACTCTTAACGCTGCCTTTATTCTTAACACCCAGGACCGTATGAATCTAGGTCTTGATGACTGCCTAAAGCGTGAGTTCAACTACCACATGGTTAAAGGTGTGGGTAAAGAAGTTGAGGTTTACTCCTTCGATGAGGTTGCAACTTACGCTGGGCTTGATGCCGAGTGGACTTGGAAGCTATGGGAAAGATACTCTTCACGTCTAGATGCCGACACTCTTCGTGGCGTATTCAACCTTGAGATGGATGTGCTTCGTGTTATCTGCGACATGGAACTACGTGGCGCAGACATTGATGTAGATGCTTTGGGCATACTAAAAGCCAATCTAGAAGTGCAGCTTGAAACAACTAAGGCTAATATCTATCGGTTTGCAGGTAAGGCATTTAACATTAACTCTGTACCTGAAAAGCAGAAGATTCTATTCTCTAAGAAGGCAGATGGTGGGCGTGGTTTACGCCCTAAAGTTCTTACGCCTGCCGGAGAAAAGCGTGCTGAATCAGGTGCTCTTGCTACAGTCAGTGACTATTCAGTATCCGAACCAGCACTCCGTATGTTTGCTGGCAAAGATGCACTAGTAGATGAACTGCTTAACTACTCAGATCTTAACAAGCTTCTTACTACCTATGTAATCCCTTACATGGGTGGAGACATTACCCGTACATTATTGGGTAAGTCTAAGACTGTTGCTAAGAAGAGCCTGCTATTGCGTGGACGTATCCATACAGACTTTGTTCAGTATGGGGCAGAGACTGGCCGGTTCTCAAGTCGTAACCCTAACCTACAGAACATCCCTAACTCAAAGAGCATAAATGGTAAAGCAATTCGTAACCTATTCACAGCTCCTGAAGGTCACAAGCTTGTAGTAGCTGACTACTCCCAGATTGAGCCACGTGTTCTTGCTTCATTTAGCGGGGATAGAATTATGTGCACCGCCTACATGGAGGGCGTAGATATCTATACAACAATCGGTAACACTGTTGGAGTAGATCGCTCTGCAGCTAAGACCTTAGTTCTTGCAATGATGTACGGCGTTGGTCCGGATAAGATCGCAGACTCTATTGGGGTATCTGTTAATGAAGCCCGCAACCTACTGGATGCATTCATGGCTAAGTTCCCATCAGTTGCCAAGTATAAGAAGCAGGTTATCAGCGAAAGCCGTAGACGGGGTCCAGTTCCCTACGCTTTGACCTATATGAAGCGTCGTCGCTATCTCCCAGAACTTACCTCAAACGTTATGTGGCAACGCTCCAGAGCGGAACGTCAGGCGTTTAACACGGTAATCCAGGGGTCTTCTGCGGATCTTATTAAGCTTGCTATGATTAGGGCACACAAACTAATCCCTGATGAGGCAAGCCTTATCTTGACTATTCATGATGAACTAGTGACTGTAACTCCAGACCATTTGGTTGAGGAGACAGAGGCTGCAATTCGCCAGGCAATGGAGGGCATCAATGCTCTTAGTATCCCTATGCTAGCAGAGGTTAGTGTTGCCAATAGGTGGGGAGATGCTAAATGATTTTTAGACGTAAGAAGAAAAAAGTTCGTATAGAAGACATAGAGGTTCAGCAAGTTCCCTTGCCTGTGCTAATCCGTCAAGTTATCTACGACTCAATGCTGATGCCGGCAGAAGATATTGCCCACGCTATGGGCCTACCACCGGTATCTGATGATGTAGCTGAAATGGAAGAACGTGCAAGTCAAGAGCGTCTAGAACGATTCTCTTCTTTGATTCCATTTATAGACTCACATGCAGATATAGCAGCAAAGATTGCAGCCTCAGCTTACATGATTGAGGACGAGGATGCGGACGATGGCGAAAAGTTTGAGTTAGGGGATATAGAAAATCTTACAAAGCTTTTTAGATTGGTTGCTTTATCATCAACCTTATCGTGTGTATCAACATTAATTAATTTAGGGCTAATCAAATCAATGGCGGTGAACGATGACGAGTAGTAACTGGTGGGCTAATAAATTGGGCGGTGCGCCAAGCACCTCACCAACTCCAGCAACAACCCCACCTGCAGGCAATGTGTATCATGCAACTCCTGGTGCACCTAATACTCCGGTTACCTATGATCCTAACCAGGACCAGCTAGTAACCAAAGCACAGAGTCAAAAATCCAACTCAAGGTGTCCCAACTGTAGCAGTGGCAATTACATGAAAGTTGGCACCCAGTCTAACCAAGGCGGCATGTTTGATGTAATGCGTTGCTATGACTGTGGGTACCCAAAGACTCAAACAGGTACTGGAGCAGGCTTCCCAACAGGAAGCGGTGGCCCAGCTACCCCAGCAAAACAACCCGCAAAGGGAACAGGCTTTAACCCAAGTGTAATCGTAGATAGGATCGGATAATGGCAACAATTAATTCAGAGGCACTAAAGATCGTAGCGCAGATCAATAAAAAGCTTGGGCCAGGAACAGTTATTACTGCTAGCCAAACCATCATGCCGGAACGTATTACTACAGGATCTCTAACCCTGGATGTAGTTCTTGGTGGGGGTTGGCCTATGAACCGTTGGGTTGAGCTTGTAGGTGAAGCATCGCATGGTAAGACAGCTCTTGCTCTTCGTACTATTGCAGCTAACCAAAAGAAGAACCCAGACTTTACAGCTGTGTGGGTTGCAGCAGAAGATTTTGATCCAGACTATGCAGAGATGTGTGGTGTGGATAACAATCGTTTAATCTTAATTGAAACTAATAGTATGGAGGATGCCTTTGATGCGGTTATTCAATTCATGGCGAGTAAAGCTGTTGATATGGTTGTTGTTGATTCCCTTCCCGCTTTGGTTCCTGACGCAGAAGACGAAAAAGAAATGGGAGAGTTCACAGTAGGTCGTGGAGCTCTTCAGACTAATAAGTTCTTTAGAAAGGTAAGCTCCGCTACTAAGCGTGATCTTATTGAATCAGAGCGTCCAGTACTAGGCCTTATGATTAACCAGTACCGTATGAAGATTGGCGTCATGCATGGCGACCCTCGTACAACTCCTGGTGGTCAAGGCAAGGACTATGCCTATAGTGTTCGTTGCGAAGTAAAGCGTGATGATTGGCTAGAGGTTGGTACAGGTCAAGAAAAGCGCCGGGTAGGTCAAACTATTCGTGTCAAGACTATTAAGAACAAGACCTACCCACCACAGCAGACTGCATACCTAGACTTTTACTTCTCAGAGGGTGGCGCTATTGATGCCGGTAGTTATGACACTGCTAAGGAGATCGTAGCTCTTGGTATCTTAAACAATATCATCGAGCGTCGTGGTGGTTGGATGTACTATGCAGAGCGTAAGTGGCAGGGATCTCAAGCTCTTCTAGACTCTCTAAGAGAAGAGATTGATCTTAGAGAAGAGATCAGCAAAGCTGTCATGGAGACACTTCGTATCAATCCTATCCTAATGATTGAACCAGACGATGGCCAGGAGTGAAGGGCAGAAGCAGTCTCTTAAGCATGAGAAAAGATTAGCTAAGCTAACTGATGGTCAGCGCAGCGCAGCTTCCGGGGCCTTCTGGTCTCGGAAGGGCGATGTGCGTAATGATCACTATCTCTTTGAGCATAAGTGGACTAGCAAGAAGTCTTTTAGTATCCAGTCTTCTATCCTAGATAAGATAACTACAGAGGCTATCCTGGATAGTAGAGAGCCTGTCCTGGCCTTTCATCTTGATGGGCAAGACTATGTGATTATCCAAGAGACGCATTTTCATGAATTGACGGACGCACTGTATAATAAATCCGATATGGGGGGCCATAACGATTAGGATTTAATAGTGCGCTATAGCGACGACCCCAGCTGGACATGGCGATATGAAGCTAAGTGTCAAGGCGAAGATACAGAGATCTTCTTTCCACCACGAGACAAAGCATTGTATAAACCTATAGCTGATAAAGCAAAAGCAATTTGCTGGGGTACAGATGGTAGGCCTGAATGCCCGGTTAGACAGGAGTGTCTAAAGGAGGCTATAATTAATAAAGAGCTACATGGTATTTTTGGTGGCATGTCACACAGAGAACGCAACGCAGCTCAACGTAAGTTTGAGAAACAGGGGATCACTCTAGACGAGTGGTTGGGGAAAGAGGGCAGAAAGTATGGCAAAACCTAAGACTATCGCCAGTAAAGATTTAAAGGCGTTCCTTAACACAAGTAAACGAGAGACTCGCCTTATGGGTGCAGTAGAACGTCACGTATTATCTAAGCCTTTTGATGAACGTGACATGAGCTACATCCATCCTTCAGATATTATTAAGGATGATTGGTGTGCACTAGCACAGTACCATGCTGTAACTGGCAACTATGTTGAGACTCGTGACAAGACTACGGCTCGTCTTGCCTCTATCTTTGAAGAGGGTCACACTATCCACGCTAAGTGGCAGAGCTGGTTTAAAGAGATGGGTGTTCTTTATGGCACCTGGAGAATCGGTGAAGAACGTATTTGGGGTACATCACTATCCGATACTTACACAGAAGTCCCACTCCGTAGCGATAAGCATATGATGCGTGGCCACGCCGATGGGTGGATTAAGGGTCTAGGCGATGACTGCCTTATTGAGATTAAATCTATTGGTTCAGGCGGTATCCGTATGGAAGCTCCTGCCATCATGGCTCAGGCTGAGGATAACGTTGAGAAGGCTTGGAAGAACATCAAGACTCCTTTCCGTGCCCACCAGTTACAGGGCCAGGTCTACCTACATCTTTGCCATCTAATGGTTGAAGAAGGTGTGTTAGAGGTTGCACCAAAAGAGATCGTATTTATCTATGAACTTAAAGCTAACCAAGAATATAAAGAGTTTGTAGTAACTTACAACCCAGAGTTTACAAAGGATATCTTTGATAAGGCTTTGGATGTAGCTTGGGCAGCTGAGAATAAACGACCGCCAGTATGCAGTATTGATCCAGAAAAAGGCTGCAAGCGTTGTGAACCATTCCAGGAGGCAAAGTGAGTATCAGTAGAGATGTGTTAGCTGCAGTCAATGAGCTTGGCTTTACCTTGACTGCAAAGCCTGAGGAAGATATTCCTACGCTTCCCAGAGATATTACTGAGCTAGACGACGATGGTCTTATGGACCTATTTGTACAGTTCACGCAGTGGAATGACCACCTAGCCGGTGCACAGGCTATTGCTATCATTAACGAACGTGAGGCACAGCGCACCTTGGATAACGCTGAGGCTAAGGCTATGCTAAAGCACTGGACTGGGGCTAAAGGCGATCGTGTTGCTCTTATCAAGGCACAGATTGCAGATAGCCAGGACATTCAAGATCTGCAACATGAGCTGGACATTAAGTACGCATTCCGTAAACTCATTGAGACTAGAACTCTCAATGTTGAAAGAGACTCACAGCTAGTATCACGTGAGCTTACACGACGTACCTCAGATGGTGGGGGAATGAGGGCTAGAACTCGGAGGTTTAACACATGAGAGAAGTAATTGGTTTGTGTTTGATAGCGTTTTCAACCGTCATTGCTATGAACGTATTCTTTTGGAGGCAGAAATGATTATTGGTTTAACAGGTTACGCACAGTCTGGTAAAGATACCGTGGCTAATATCTTGGTAGAAAAGTACGGCTTCATTCGTGTAGCATTTGCAGATCGCATTCGTGATTTTCTTTTTGAGGCTAATCCTATGTTTGATTCTGTAGCTGGTGAGCCTAGATTTGTAAGAGAGTATGTTATTCATTATGGCTGGGAAGATGCTAAAAAGAACCCACAGATCAGACGACTACTACAAAACATAGGTGTAGCTGCACGTAATGTATTTGGTGAGGAGTTTTGGGTTGACCAGGCCATGCGTCAACTAGATACCACAAATGACTACGTCATTACCGATGTTCGGTTTAAGAATGAGGCGGATGCCTTAAAGAACATGGGTGAGTGGGTTGAAGGATCTACTACCCAGCTGTGGAGAATCAAACGTCTAGGGGTTGAGGCTGTGAACGACCACATCTCTGAAAATGAACTAGACGATTACAAGGTAGATCAGATCTTTACCAACAACGGAACTATCGAGGACCTAGAGCTCATGGTTAAAACAAGAATGATGTCTTATGCCAAGTCAGAGTAGGAAACATCGTGGCTATAGATCCCAAAAGGTTGTGGCAAACTACCTTGCAGAACATGGCTTCCCGTTTGCAGAGTCCACAGGCGCTGGTAGACCTGGCACTGATATTACCGGTACTGTTGGTATTGACTGGGAAGTAAAGGCTCGTAAGGATTTCAGCCCTAGCACGGTCATTAAGCAGCTTAAGGATCGTTCTAATGGAAAAGACTTACCTGTTGCCGTACTACGCTTAAACGGGCAGGGAGAGGCTTCTATAGGGGAATGGGTGACCATCCTCAGACTAGAAGACTTTGTAAATCTTTTAAGAGCAGCGGGTTATGGTGACCCTGTAGAGACAGCTTAAGGTATAGTTTTCCTCGGGTGGGCACATACCCTAAGGACTACAAACCGTGACTGAAGTAACTAAAGAAGAAGAAAAGTTCCTGCGTGTAAGCGCTGGATCTAATGCACAATCCGTTGGCTCAGCTATTGCACATGCGCTTTATGAATCTCCACAGATCAAATTGCGTGCGGTAGGAGCCTCAGCAGTAAACCAGGCTGTAAAAGCAATCGCCATCGCTAGAGGATACGTAGCCCCTAGAGGATTAGATCTTACTTGCCGTCCAGGTTTTACCACCGTGGACTCAAGAGATGGATCTATCTCCGCAATTGTCTTTACTATCTCGGTCAATTAACATAGAGCTCTCTAACAGTTAGGTACCATAATGGCAAAGTCAGATCTAGACACTGCGGTAGCCGCAGAAAATACACAGGGCCGTCACTCAGTCGGCCGTGAAGGAACAAAGTTCACTTCACCATCAGCTTCACCAAAGTCAGGCACACTAATGCCTAAGAAGAACACTGCAGCTGGAGATCCAACAGCTTCAGGAACAAAGGTAAACCGCACTAACGCTCCTTACGCAGGAGAAAAGAAGGGTGCTGCTTACTCAATCAAGGCAACATACATGAAGCAAACCGCTCCAGAGGCTGGTCTAACCCAGGCTAATGGTCGTGTTGTTTCACCAGCAATCACTCGTCAGAAGGATTCCTGGTCTCAGGGAGTTGAAACTTCTTACTAAATCGTATAGAATAATAATAGGGCCTTTTAACTAAGGCCCTATTACTAGCTGGAGGGCGCAATGAGTTTAACTGATTTATACGCAGAAGCTAAAGAAAAGAATACCTTTATCATAGGTATGTGTGTCGTAGGCCAATGGGCTGCAACATTAACTGACACTGACAAAATAGCTTTTGAACAATCCCTTAACGATGATGACTTCTCCACTAGGAGTCTATTTCCCATGTACAAAAATGCAGGTGCAACATTTGGATTAACATCTCTACGAGAGCATAGAAACGGAAACTGTTCATGTCGCTAGAAGACGCATACAACAACGCCAAAGCAGATGCAGCAGCCTCAACCGGCCTAAGCTCTATTGATAAATTACTTAAGGCCAATGGCCTAACACCAGAAGATGTAGGCAAGATCAGTAAGGTCAGCCTCTCTACTAATCCTGATGATACTAAGATCATTCTTTCCCCTAAGTGGAACGAAGGTCCATCCTGGCAGCCTGTGCAAGCAGCAGATCCAGTTATCATTAATCCAAAAATTCCCCAGACCCCTGCTCTGATCAGCAGTGGCTGGAAAGTAGCGGTTGCGCTACCCGATCCACAGATTGGTTACCGTAAGTATGAAGACGGTACGTTAGATCCATTCCATGATGAAGCAGCTATGGATGTTGCTTTACAAATCGTCGGACTTGATCACGGCCACGCAGTGGACCAAGTTATTAACCTAGGAGACTTCTTAGATCTCCCTATGTACGGAACATATGAACAGGAGGCAAATTTTGCTCATACTGCCCAACTTGCTATTAATCGTGGCCATCGTTTCCTTGCTGAGCAGCGTGCTAATGCCGGGATGGATGCAAGAATTATCCTTCTTGAAGGTAATCACGACAAGCGTCTCAATCGTTTCATTAATAACAACGCTGCTGCTGCTTACGGTATTAAAGTAGCAAACATGCCTGAGGCTTGGCCCGTGCTAAGCTTGCAGAATCTATTACGCTGCGATGAACTTGGAGTGGAGTTTATTGATGGTTACCCTGCTGCAGCACATTGGATTAATAAGCGTCTCCGTGCTATGCATGGGGATAGGGCTAACGCATCTGGTTCAACAGCTGCTCAATACGCTAACTCGAACCCGAATATTTCCACTCTATTTGGCCATACGCATCGTATGGAACAACAGAGCAAGACAGTATTTGATCGTGATCAGGCCATCAAGAGTGTCTCTTTCTCTCCTGGGTGTCTATGTCGAGTTGACGGGGCGGTCCCATCAGTTAAGGGCGGTGTTGATGTCAAGGGACAGGCTTTACAATATTTCGAGAACTGGCAGCAAGGTGTAAGCGTTATCTTCTTTAAAGATGGTGACGATGATAGTTTCCACTTTGATCAAGTTCATATCCATAAAGGAAAGACCATGTACCGTGGACAAGAGATCCACTCT